TGATGTTGGCAAAGCAATATTTAGCTGGCATTTTACCTGCTAATATTATGCAATCGATGGAAGGGTTCTTTAAACAAGCTGTATCCAACCACTAAATATGAGAAACATAAAAACAAATAGGGATTGGGCGGGAATTTTCGGGAATAAGCGGGATGAATATAGATAAAACGGGGCTTGGCGGCGTGCCAGCCCCTTTTTTATTAGTTAAAAAATAGAAACAATGAAATGAGAAAATTTTCCTAAATATTGGCAGTTTAACCGCTAAAAATGGGAAACATTAAACGCGGTTTAAATGTCTTTAAATTTAGGTTTAAATCTTTAAATTAAGTCGTGGCCGATGAAAACAACCTGGCCCAATACTTCAACGTTTAAATTATCTTCAAACATCAGCTCTATTGGGGCGTAGATTTCTTTGTTATCGCTAATCAAGCGAATGCCGCCAGGAATACCCTGGACGCGCTTAACCCAAAGCTGATCGCCAGAACGGATAACATATATCTGCCCATCACGCGGCGTGGTTACGGCACGGTTGATTAGTAACATATCGCCGTGGTGTATTGTTGGGGTCATACTATCGCCGGAGGTTAGAATAAATGCCAACTTATTCTTTTGAAGGCCGCGTTGCTGTAACCAGCGCGCGCTTAGCCCCACAAAATCATCCGGTTCATACACGTCGTCATTAAACGCCCCAAAGCCGGCAGAAGCGAACGTCTTATAAAAAGGCACGCTAACAAGCTCAGTGGCTTTATTTAAGGCTTCTTTTATATAACTCCCCGCCGTTTCTGCAATATCCGGGACGTGCATGCGAATTTCAGTGGGATAAAAGCCCAACTCCTTTTGTATTTCAAGTGGAAAGGATGAGTAATGGTACTCAAATGTTTTCCCTTTTACACCTTCTCTTTGGCGTTTAACCCAATTCTCGCGGTCGGCTTTTTTGACAATTCCTTTGTCCGATGCTGGAAGCCCTATTAAGTTTTCATCCATCAATTCCTTTATTGAAAACCACTCTTTCAAGTTCTTCATAAGAATTTTAGTAAGGAACTCAGTTCGTTTCTAAAAGCAAGCATTTAACTATTTGATTTTTAAAGCACTATAAAAAATAGTTAAAATTCTTGAAACGAACTATTGAGTTCCTTACAAAATAGTTGTATAGTTCCTTTCAAGTTACTCACTTACATAAATCATCGTAATAAGGATAGCACATAATGAAAAAGAGTAAAAAAAATATGCATCGCGCCGACATTATTGCAGCGATTCGTAAACAAGGAACAACGCTGACACAGTTATCTGTAGACGCCGGACTACACCCAAGAACACTAGCAAATGCATTAGACCGTAAATACCCGAAAGGGGAAAAAATCATCTCTGATTGTATCAACGTTCCAGTGCAAGAAATATGGCCTGAACGTTATTTATAAAAAGGAGCTGGTTATGGAAAAGTGGCTAACAGTTCAAGAGCTTTTAGGGCTTGAAACTCTACCAAAATCAGATCGTGGCATAACCAAAAAAGCCGACCGCGAAAATTGGGTTAAACGTCAAAGAGAAGGCGTAAAAGGGAAAACATTTGAGTATAAATTCAGTTCCTTACCTGAAGATGCCCAAGCTGAGATCTTATTAAAGCAAAACGCGACTCCTGTTATGGCTGAAGCGCCGAAAGCTAAAAAAGAACTCAACTACCTACCGGAAGTTATTTGGAAGCCTTATGAAAAAGCGACCGATAAACAAAAGGAAGAAGCAAAAGCGAAACTCGCCCCACTGCACAAGCTAGACGATTTAGTGAGAAACAACGTGGCATTAATGATGGCGCTTGATGCGGTTTCTACCGAGTATGAAATCGCGAAAGGGTCACTCAAACGTTGGTATTACAAAGTGCGGTCTTTTGAACGCCCGGATTGGTTACCTTTATTGTTGGATAAACACAGCAATAAAAAAGCTGGCAAAGAAGCAGACTTCACAGAAGAAGCCTGGGAGGCATTTAAAGCCGACTATTTTAGACCGGAATGCCCGCAATTTGGCAGCTGTTACGAGCGTTTAAAACGCGCCGCACGAGAAAGCGGCTGGTCTATTCCATCAGCGAGCAGCATTAAGCGCAAAATCGCGCGAGAAGTGCCGAAATTAGTGCAAGTGCAATTACGCGAAGGTGACCATGCAGTCATGCAATATTACCCATCAATGCGCCGCACAGTGGCCGAAATTGAAGCCCTTGAGTGGATTAACGGCGACGGTTATCAACACAACGTATTTGTGCGTTGGCATAACGGCGAAATTGTCCGCCCTAAAACCTGGATTTGGCAAGACATTCGCACCCGCAAAATTCTCGCATACCGCGTAGATTTAAGCGAAAACAGCGACACCATCCGATTAAGTTTGATGGATCTTATTTGGAAATACGGCATCCCGAAAAAATGCACCATTGATAACACCCGCGCAGCGGCAAATAAATGGATGACCGGGGGCGTTAAGAACCGCTACCGCTTCAAAGTAAAAGAAGATGATGTGACAGGGATTATCCCGATGCTTGGCATCGAATTGTTGTGGACATCGGTGCAATTTGGCAAAGGTCACGGGCAAGCAAAACCAATCGAACGTGCGTTTTCACACGGCGGTTTAGGCGAGTTAGTTGATAAGCACCCAAGCCTGGCTGGCTTTTACGCCGGGGAAAATGTTTACAGCAAGCCTGACAACTATAACGGCGGGAAAGACGGCGTAGATTACGACACATTTATTTTAGCCATAGAAGATGGCATCCGCACTTTCAATGAACGCGAAGGAAGACAAACCGAAATATGCCAAGGTATTTACAGTTTCAGCCAAGTGTTTGAGCGCGATTACGCCAAGGCGCAAATTCGCAAGGCAAGCGCAGAACAAATGCGGTTTTTAATGTTGATGAGCGAAGCCGTTACATTGAGAAAAGACGGCACATTTGAGTTAGAAGCTGGAGGCAAGGTCAATAATCGCAAAAACCGCTATTTAGCGAGCGAGCTTATTGCCACAGCGCACCGCAAGGTGGTGGTGAAATTCGACCCGCAAGACTTGCACAACAAAGTGTGGGTTTACGGTTTGGATGGTGTGTTCTTAGCCGAGGCGAAATGTACAGATGCGGTGGCATTTGGTGATAAAGCGAAAGGCCGTGAACACGATAAAGCACGCAAACAAATGGTGAAAGCGGTGAAAGCCCAAGCGAAAGCCACACTCACTATGAATGCACAAGAAGCAGCGCGTTATCAGCCTCAATTCGAGGAAGAAGAACCGCTAGAACCGAAAATCATCGAGCTATTCCGACAAGATGGTAACGCAGTGCGTAAACACGAAGCGGTATTAGATGACGATGAAGAAACCAACGATTTTGAACAAGGCTGGCGTAAAGGATTAGCCATGATTAAAGAAGAAAAAGGGCTTTAAGCCGCATTTAAGGAGCGTTAAACATGACTTTAATTGAACAAATCAAGCAACTTTTAGACAACCAAGTCCACACGCAGCGCGAAATTGCCGCGCAAGCTGGGATTTCAGCTGGGGCTTTGAGTGCATATTTAAAAGGCACTTACACCGGGAACGTGGAAAACGTAGAAGTTGCATTAAAAAACTGGCTTTCAACTCGCGAGAAAAAAGAAAAAGTGTTTGTGGAAGCACCGCACTTTATCGAAATTCCGACCGCCAAGAAAGTTTTTTCAGCGTTAGATATGGCCAAGATTTTGCCAACCATGGTGACCGTTTACGGCGCGAGCGGTGTGGGTAAAACAAAAGCATGCCAAGAATACAAAAAAGCCAACCAAAACGTGTGGATGATTACCGCAAGCCCCGCACGCGCAACATTAAGCAGTATTTTGTATGAGTTAGCCCTTGAGTTAGGCATTAACGATGCGCCACGCCGCAAAGACCGCCTATCACGCCTAATTACTAAAAAACTCAAAGGCACACAGGGTTTGGTCATCATTGATGAAAGCGACCACCTTCCTTATGACGCGTTAGAAGAGATCCGAATTATCCAAGAAGAAGCCGAAGTAGGCTTTGCATTAATTGGTAACGATAAAGTTTACACCCGCATCCAAGGCGGCGTGAACCAGGCGCATGAATACGCGCGTCTTTGGTCACGAATTGGTAACAACTGCGGCGTTAAAGCTAGCACAAAAGGCGATATTAAAGCCATCGCGCAAGCCTGGGGGCTTGATATAGCCGACAAGGATTTAATGACCGTCCTTTATGACATCGGTGGCAAGGCGGGCGGCTTACGCGCTTTAACGCAATATTTACGCCTAGCCGGCATGACAGCGAAAGGACAAGGCACTGTAATAACACTAGACCTAATTTTAACCGCCCAAGCACAAATGAAAGGAGCGAACTAATGACAAGCATTACAAAAAACAACACCTTGCGCGAGCAAACTAAACCACATCCAGTGTTTGGTGGCTGCAACAAAATCGCCCTAGGTTACTTATCACAAACCCAAAAATGCGTGTTTGAGTTAAACAAAATGGGCTTGCATGTGGTGAATATTGAGTTCGACAAAATCAAACCGCGCGTGCGCATTGAACCGAACGCATTAACGAAGAAATTTGAAAAAACAGGCCAGGCGCTTGCGTATATCCAAGGCAACGACGGCGTGCATTTTGCCGAATATCAAATGATGGTCGAAGGCATCAAGGTAATTTGGCGCAGTTATTTACACTAAAAACCAGGAGGAAAAAATGGCAAAAAAACCAACCAGAATTAAAACCGACACCTTTGCAGTGCGTTATCAAACGCGCGATGAAGTGGAAGTGGCAATTAAAGAGATCGGCGATTTAAACCGCGAATTAGAACGCCTAGCGATTGAACAAAACGACCGCTTGGCCGCTATCACCGAAGAATACGCGCCTTTAATGAACGCAATCAAAGAAAAGCTCGCGCCAAAACAAGATGCGGTGCAAGCCTGGTGTGAAAGCCGCCGAAATGAATTGACATTAAACGGAAAAACCAAAACAGGCACCTTCAACACCGGTGAAGTGCAATGGCGACAACGCCCACCGTCAGTCGGTATTCGCGGCACAGAGAGCGTGATTGAAAGTTTGCACACGTTAGGCCTGGTTCGTTTTATTCGCACCAAGGAAGAAATCAACAAAGAGGCCATGTTAAATGAGCCTGAATTAGCCGCAACGGTGGCTGGTGTAACGATTAAAACCGGTGTGGAAGATTTTGTGATCACCCCTTTTGAACAGGAGGCGAAATAATGCCGGCCTTTGCATTGAACCCAGTGTCATATTTTATTATCGGGGTAATTCTAAGCCTGATAGTGGGAATATTAGACCAGGAATAAAGCCTATTTAAACGCTCTTTAAACCCTAATTTAAGGGGCGTTCATAATAAGTTTTAACCAACCATAAAAGGAAACAAAAAATGGAAAACATCCACAAGTTTAACCGCTTTAAATATTACAGCGAAAAAGCAGCAAAAAGTGAACGCCAAGGCGACTTACAAGACGCCAAGGAACAATGGGCTATCGCAGAACTTAATGCGAGCGGCCAAAAAAATAAAGAATGGTGCAAACGCCGTGCCGCGTTTTGTGACCGAGTAATTAGAAAACCTTTCTAGGAGGAAATCATGGCGAAATATGTAGCCCGTTTTTACTGTTTAGTAGAAGCCGTTGTTGAAGCAGAAAGCAACGAACAAGTTTTAGACATGTGCGACCTAAATGTATGCGATGTAAATAAACTACCACACACCATTACAGAAATTGATGACGTGGTTGAAGTGGAGGAAGTATGAGTGAAAAGAAAGCACAAGTCACCGAGCAACTGGCACAGATTATGGAACAAATCGAAGCGGCAAAAGAACAGTGGCTGGTTGATGATTCAAAAGGGGCTTTGTTGCTATTACAAGCAGCAAGCAGAGAGATGAAAAGTGTGGCGTGGCGGATTACGCCGGTGTTGGAGTGAGTATGGAACAAGACAAACTGCTCAGAAAAATCAAAAAACTGTTGGCGTTGAGTAAGTCAACCAACCCACACGAAGCGGCAAGCGCACTGGCAATGGCACAAAAACTAATGGCGGAGAATCAGCTTAATCAGTCACAAGTTGAATTTAGCCAAGTCCACGCTAAGCAGAAAACTGCCATGAAATCCGCTAGATATGTACACATTCTGATCTCTGTGATTAAAAAAGCATTTGGAGTTGAAGGTTATTTATCTAACACTTATCCGGGCAACGATTACGGCGAAAACAAAATGCATGTTGTGTTTTACGGCGCGGAAGAACGACCTGAAATCGCGTCTTACTGTTTTGATGTGCTATATCGCCGATTACAAGCGGCGCGCAAAGCGTTTTTAGATACCCAAAGCAAACGTCTAAAACGTAGCACGCTGATTGCTCGGGGAGATTCTTTTTGCGAAAGCTGGGTTTTCGGCGTGAACCAAAACGTTAAACGGTTTGCAATGACACCGGAAGAAAAGCAAAAAATGGAAACTTACAAAGCAGAAGCGTTTAAGGAAGATAAATGGAGCGAAACCAAAATACGAGAGAAAGGAAACTCTAAAGACTACGGTTTGGCGCAAAGTGAAGGCTATAAACAAGGAAAAGAAGTTACGCTGAATCACGGTGTGAATGGGAAAGAAACGGTTAAGTTGGGGGTAAGAGAATGAGCAATAACACATCATCTATAAAACTGAATAAGGAGTCTTTTTATATCCCTAAAGGATACCGAATCAGACCTAGTATTGTGAGCATTAAAGAAGGCTCAAACTTTAGATTATTTAAACGTAAAAATGGCGAACTCGTCTTGCAAAAAGAGTTTATTAAAACCACGGAATATCTTGATGACCAATCAAAGATGATTAGACCGGTTTGGAAAGATGTGGAAACAGTAAACGAAGACTAAAACCCATTTACAGCCCATTAAATCTCCCCTAGCCCCTCTTTACAAAAGAGGGGAATAAGTTAGATGAAGTGGGCTGAGTAATGTGTTTTAAAAAGGAATAAACAATGCATAAAACTAAACCAAAGCTGATCCAGCTAATTCATATTGCCAAGCAAAAACTGGCAATGGATGAATATAGCTATCGCGCCATGCTTGAGCGCGTTACCGGGAAAACATCATGCAAAGAAATGAGCGTGGCGGAGTTAATGAAAGTGGAAGCGGAAATGGAAGCCAAAGGATTTAAGAAAACCAGCCGCCGAAATCATTCACCAAGCGGGAAAAGTGCGGTTGTAAAAAGCAAAATTGCGTACAAAATTCGCGCCATTTGGATTGAAATGAGCAAACAAGGGCTTGTGCGAGACGGCTCAGAAAACGCTTTAAATGTGTGGGTGCGTGGTGTAGTGAATCCGATATTAACGGCTCAAAACAAACCGCTTGCGCTGAATGTGGGCTCATTAAACGACCAAATGGCTGGTTTAGTGCTTGAACGCCTGAAAAAATGGCAAGCAAGAGGTGGACTATGAAATTATGCCGCTGTCCTGTATGCCACTCCGATATTCATTTAGACCAACTTTTAGAAGATGAAGCGGGGCGCGAAATTTTAGGGCTGCTTACCGAGTTAAAATATGGCGTAGCCCGCCCTTTGGTTTCGTACATTGCACTATTTCGCTCGGATAAATCAGCGCTAAGCAACTCAAGAGCGGTAAAATTAATGCGCGAAGTGTTAGATTTATTCCCACCTTCTCAATTATTAGCCCACTGTTTGAGTGAAACGGTCAATTCAGTGCAGAAAAAACGCCGAGAAAGCCGAAATATCGCCCCGCTTAACAATCACCGCTACTTAATGCAAGTGATGGAAACGAACCGACCACTCTTTTCCGGTACAGGTTCGGCCGCCGTAAATAACGCGGAACGCCAACAGGCAGAGCGCGCCAATCACGGCAATGATGATATTGAAAACACCATTTTATATATTGAGCGTTTTTATCAGCTAGGCCAGCCGGTGGAACACTTGCCAGGCTATGATGTATGGAAAAAGTGGAAAGATTTTTACTTTAGGTTTGAAATTTTAATTTTGCAACTGTCTCTTTTTTATTTATAAATCAAGTAATTATTTTCTAGTAAAGACTTGACTTGCAAAAATAATCCACAAAACGCATTGTAAAATCGCTATAATTTTGAACAATAGTGATCGTCCAACCAGTAGAGGTGGCTATGTTGAATGCAACCAATGAGCAAATTGAAACGTTTAATGAAAAAGCGCCTGAAATTTTGGCGGATTTAGCAAAGCATACAGAAGTAAAAATTAAAGAAAAAATCGCTGATATTGAGCCAAAACTCGCCCAACAAATCAGTATTGAAGTGGCAAATCATATCGCGCAATGCTGGGGCGGTGAGGTGATTTATATTCCACGAAACCTTGTTTTATTACTAAACGAACGCGACCGGAAGATTTTCAACGAATTCAACGGCACAAATCACCGTGAACTCGCACGAAAATACAACGTGTCAATGCAGTGGATTTATCAGATTGTGAAGAAAATCACAAAAGAAGAAATCGCAAGACGCCAGTTTGATATGTTTGGCAATGTGTAACCGCTAAAAGTGAGAAAAAACGTCCGAAAGGGCGTTTTTTATGAGCAAAATAAATTTTATTGGAGTATGATTTTGCCGAACCATTTATAACTTAAGGAAAAAACATGAAAAAACTACTATATGCCTTTTTTGCTGGTGTGCTAGCTTGCTCATTGACCGCCTGTTCCGAAGATGAAGACCTAAATGCGCCAACGTACGAGGAAACTTCAGATGTGCAAGTAGCCCTTTATAAATTGCTTCCGGAAAATAGTGGTAAAGCAGCAAGTTGTCGAAGTAGAAAAGTTGGTGAACATTACTATCTCGCCTGTAACTATATCTCTGTGGGATCAGCACCATCATCGCTATATGTTTTCTATTACGACAAAGTAAAAGACCCGGTTAAACGCTTTTATGCGTTGAATGGTAAAGCCATGAGCCTATATGATGAACAGTTAAAAAATGAGCCGATTTTAGGCAACTATAAAGACAGTTTTGGTTTGCCTCTGCCGGAAAGTATTAATATGGGCGAAGTAATGAAAGAGTTTGAATTTATGCGCAAATAACGTCTTTAAATCAATTTAAAATCAATAAAACGACATCCGTTTTAAACTCCTTTTTAGTCTTACAAAAGGAGTTTTTTTATGTCTTTATCCTTACCTATCACAAAAATTGTGATCCATTGCTCCGCTACTCGTAACGGCAAGCAACTCAGAACAGTTAATCAAACCGCCGCTCAACGTATTAATGACTGGCACTCACAACGCGGCTTTAAACGCGACCCAATTTTAGCCAAAAAATTCAACCCGCATCTGCCTAATATTGGTTATCACTTTGTAATTGACACCGATGGCACGGTTGAAACAGGCCGAATGGTTGGCGAAGTTGGCGCGCACGTAAAAGGTCATAATCAACACTCGCTAGGCATTTGCCTTGTTGGTGGTATTGATGCAAGCGGTCACAACCACGGCGAATACACCGAAAAACAATGGCTCGCGTTGCACAAATTGTTACAAAAACTAGAGAGCGAACACCCCAGCGCACGCATTTGTGGACATCGTGATTTGAGTCCAGACGTTAATGGCGACGGCACAATCACCCCGAATGAGTGGATTAAAGACTGTCCTTGTTTTGATGTTTGGGCGTGGTTGGATAGTGAGCAAGTGATTAACGTTGACCATTTATTTCGGGGGTAAATATGGGACTTGCAATGTTTTTATTCGGCGTGTTCGTCTTTTTAGCCGTTATTTTACTAATTATAGACCAAGAGGTTGCTGCACTTTTGTGCGCTGGCGGAGCGGTATGTTGTTTTGTCGTTATCATCACAATGATCAACATTCAGAACACCTGCCAGGACTACGGCAAATTTAATGTGGGCGGTAATTTCTATCAATGCCAACAAATTCAGGAGCCCAAATGAGCAAACGCGTAAAAAACACAACCGCCACTAAAGGCTGGGGAAATTACAAAGCCCCACGTTGTAAACCAAGCAACAACGCAAAGCGCAACCGCGCAATCAATGGCGTAACGACTGCCGCACAAGGTTTTTACTTATATTGGAGTTACTAATGTTTTCACAACTTATCACTAACGCCGATGGTCGCCTGTCAACTACTGCATTTATCCAGTTCTTTGGAGCACTTCTTATGGCGGGGATTTTGGTGTTTTGCGTATGGTTAAATCGCTCCTACGTACCGGAATTATTCACGACATTTGCTATTTTTTGCGGCGGTGGCGCAGCAACGAAAGGCTTCGCCAATGCAATGCAAAGCAGAAATAGCCAAGGGGGCTGAAATGATTAATCTTTATATTGTTGGGGCGGCTTTCGCCGTTTTGGCTGGCGTGTTTATCCATGGTCGTGTACAAGCGGCAAAAATTCGCAAACAGCAAGAAGAGATTGAATTCGTAAAACGTGAAGCGGCCGCAGTCGCCCAGGAGTTAGAAAATGCAAACACAGCAAAAAACATTACTGAAACTAACCGCACTTTGTCTAGCAAGTCTGTTGATGAGCAGCTGCAGTCAAAAGGTTATTTCCGTGAAGACTAGCGGATGTTCAGCATTCGGTCTTATTTATCCAAGCCGTAAAGATACAGAAGAAACCAAACGGCAGGTGCTTAATCATAACTTGACTTATGAAAAAATCTGCCAAAAGAAGGAACCTAAATAATGCTAGAAACACTGGAGTTTATCCAGCGCCATTGGGCAATCGTTGTGGCGATTGGCGGGGCTGTGTGGACATATTTTTGGTTGACCATGGACAGCAAATACGCGCGCAAAACCGATGTGTCAGACTTGCGCAAGGCGATTGAAAACAATGAAAAAAGCCTTTCAGAAGTCAAAGGCGAATTAAGACATCTGCCAACTTCAAAAGAAGTGGCTGATTTGCGTTTATTAATGACGGAAATGAAAGGCAAAACCGACGTATTAAATACCAATATTGGCAGCCTTAACCATCAAGTGAAGTTGTTAATTGAAAAAGAGGTAAATAAAGAATGATGCGCCAAGATATTTTCACAAAAGACCAACGATTGGTGATTCTGCGCTCACTTGAAGAGTGTGGCTATGATGCCAATGAAAGCATTTTAAATGATTGCTTAGATATGTATGGCCACGATATTAGCCGAGACTTAGTGCGAAACCACCTGTTATGGCTTGAAGAGCAAGGCTTAATTACGCTGGCTCGTTTAAACAATAACGGCAAAGATTTCTTCGTGGCTACTATTACACAGCGTGGGTTGGATGTGGCACAAGGTCGCGCTTTCGTGGACGGCGTAAAAAAGCCAAGTCCAAAGATTTAAACCTAATTTAAAGGAGGTTTAAATGACCGATAAAAACACACGCGGCCGCGCAAGCAAAGTGGACTTACTTCCACCTAATATCAAAACCCAACTGGCAATGATGTTGCGGGACAAACACTTTTCACAAGCGCACATTCTTGAAGAAATCAACGACCTGATCCGTGATTGCGGGTTAGATGACAGTTATCAATTAAGCCGCACAGGCCTTAACCGTTACGCCAGCCGCATGGAACAAATGGCGAGCAAAATTCGCAACGCGCGTGAAGTCGCTGAAATTTGGACGAAACAATTCGGTGAAGCGCCGCAGAGCGATATTGGCAAGCTATTGATGGAAATTGTTAAGAACCTAGCGTTTGAAACGTCCATTGGTATGAGCGAAAACGGCCAGGCCGAACCCAAAGACCTTGCATTATTATCGTCTGCTATTCAACGCTTAGAACAGGCTGAAAGTTTAAGTTTTAAACGTGAGCAAGCAATACGCCAGGAAACTATTAAGCGTGCTGCAGAAGCAGTGGAAGAAGTAGGGAAAGAACAAGGCGTGAGTCTTGAAGATGTGCAAAAAATGGTAAAAGCAGTTTATGGCATCGAATAAAACCGTTCTCTATAACTATCAAAAAAACTGGCTAAATGATAAAAGCCGGTTCAAGGTGGCTATGTTTGCTCGTCAGACGGGTAAAACATTTACGACCACTTTTGAAATTGTGATGGATTGTTTGGCGGCAGAAGCCAAGGGTGAACGTACTCGCTGGGTTATTTTATCTCGCGGGGAACGCCAGGCAAAAGAAGCGATGAACGAGGGGGTAAAACGCCACCTTGAAGCGCTAGGCATGGTTTGTGAAGTATTGGAAGTGCCGTTTAATTCAACAATCAACGCGCTTGAAGTTGTTTTTCCAGGTGGCTCAAAAATCACCGCGCTTCCCGCTAACCCTGATACCGCCCGTGGTTTCTCGGCAAATGTGTTCTTAGATGAGTTTGCCTTCCATGCAGATAGCCGCGAGATTTGGAAAGCATTATTCCCGGTAATCTCTGCTGGATGGAAATTGCGCGTGGTATCAACTCCAAACGGCAAGGGGAATAAGTTTTACGAATTAATGACCGATGTCAATAACACTGAATGGTCTCGCCACACAGTTGATATTTACCAGGCGGTTGCTGACGGATTGCCACGTGATGTTGAACAGCTTCGCCGTGGTTTAAATGATGAAGACGCTTGGGCGCAAGAATTTGAACTCAAATGGCTAGATGAAGCAAGTGCATGGCTATCCTATGACTTAATTGATGGCGTAGAACATCCGGACGCTGGCAAGCCCGAACTCTATCAAGGCGGTGCTTGTTTTGTGGGAATGGATATCGCGGTGCGCAATGACTTGACGGTGATTTGGGTGGTTGAATTGGTAGGCGATGTGTATTGGACGCGAGAGATTGTGACATTAAAACGCGTGCAATTACGCCAACAACAGGAAGAATTAAACCGTATCATGCGACAGTATCACGTAGTAGGCGGCAATCTTGACCAAACAGGCATGGGTGAAAAGATGGTCGAGGACGCACAGCATGAACACGGCAAGCGAATTCAAGGTGTCCTTTTTAACGTTTCCACCAAACTAAAAATGGCCACTATCGGTAAGACGGCATTTGAAGACCGCAAAATTCGCATCCCGCAAGGTGACGCAGATTTGCGAGAAGATTTACACAAGCTCAAAAAAATAACCGGCAGCAATGGCCAACCACGGTTTACCGCAGAAAGCGACAGTAACGGTCACGCCGACCGAACCTGGGCGTGTTTTTTAGCTTTAACCGCCGCAACGGAGGCGGTTATGCAACCGGTCAAGGCGTACAGCCGTAAACAACGAACAAGTCGTAAAATGACCCAAGGATATTAATTATGACAACAAAAAAACAAGATTTAATCGGCGTCATCGCTACCCGCGCGAAGGCTATCGACTTTTGGTCGTTTATGCACTACCTCCCAAACCCGGATCCTGTATTGAAGAAAATGGGGCGCGACATTTCAGTCTATCGCGAAATTTTGTCAGATAGCCATGTGGGCGGTTGTGTTCGCCGCCGTAAAGCTGCCATTAAAGGTTTAGAGTGGCGCATTACCCCAACTGGAAATGAAAAAACAGATGAAATCCTGGCCTCGCTTTTTGACCGTTTACCGGTAAATAAAATCATCAATCAAATTTTAGATGCTACCCTGTTCGGTTACCAGGCGCTTGAGGTAATGTGGGCAAGTGAGAACGGATTATTACTCCCGTCTGAAATAGTCGGAAAACCACAAGAGTGGTTTGTATTTGATGAAGACAACCGTTTAATGCTGCGCACAAAAGAGAACCGCAATGGCGACATTGTGCCGGAAAAGAAATTTTTACTCGCAACCCAACAGGCCGACTACATGAACCCATACGGTCGTGCAGACCTGGCGATGTGTTTTTGGGCGGCGACCTTTAAGAAAGGCGGGTTCAAGTTTTGGTTAGAATTCGCTGAAAAATATGGCTCGCCGTGGTTGGTAGGCAAATACCCAAGAAACGCCAACGTTCATGAAATTGATGAGTTGTTAGATAGCATGGAAAAAATGCTCGGCACAGCCGTGGCCGCCATCCCGGATGACAGCTCTATTGATATGCTTGAAAGCGGAAGCAAAGGCGGGTCATCACAGGTGTTTGATGATTTCCTCCGCTACTGCAAATCAGAAATCGCCATCGCATTATTAGGGCAAAATCAAACCACAGAAGCAGAAGCAAATCGTGCAAGCGCCACGGCTGGCTTAGAAGTGACCCGTGATATTCGTGACGATGATGCCAGCATAGTTGAAGGCGTGTTTAACCAATTATTAGCCTGGATTTGCGAGTTAAATTTCAACGTGGATACGCTGCCGACATTTGAGCTTTACGAACAGGAAAGCATTGATAAATTACAAGCAGAACGTGACGGTTTATTGGCGGGTTTAGGCGTGCAATTTACCGAACAATACATCATGCGAACCTATGGGTTTGAAGAAGGCGACATTGTAGTTACAGCACCTGAAAAAAGTGCGGTCAAAAATACGGCTGATTTCGCCGAGGCGATTCCTAAAACTATCGTGGAAACCATTGGGGAGCAGCTAGAAGTCGAAGGTGAACCCTTTGTGGAAGAATGGCTGCAAACCATCCAGGATAAGCTATCACAAGCAGAAAGCCTGGAAGATTTTCGCAACCAATTAGACAGTTTGATCCCTGAGTTGAGCTTTGCAGAATATGGCAAGGTGATGGCGTGGGCATCAACAACAGCACACTTTGCTGGCCGTCAATCCGTAGAAGATGAGCGTAAATAAAATGAGTAAATTCACTTTTGAAGAGCAGGTCAAATATTTTGAGAAGAAACTCAATTTGCCTACTAATAGCTATTTAGACGTGCTGGGTGAAGAACACGACTACTTTTTTATGGTGGCCGGCGCAAACCGTAATGAAGTGTTGACCGCATTTCGCGAAGCAGTAGACGATGCCATTGAAAATGGTGAAACCTTAGAGGGATTTCGTAAGCGTTTTGATGAAATCGTGGCAAATACCGGCTGGCAATATAACGGCGGGCGAAACTGGCGCATACGAATTATTTACGACACCAACGTTTATGGGGCATATAACCGGGGGCGCTTGGCGCAGCATTTGGATTTGGTCGATGTATTGCCTTATTGGGAATATCACCACCATGATAACGAACATCCGCGTGAGGAGCATATCGCGTTAGATGGCACAATTCTACCGGCCACAGATCCGTTTTGGCGCTATTATTACCCTATCAAAGCGTACGGCTGCCACTGTACAGTATCAGCGCACGATGCCGATGATTTGGCCGAAATGGGGCGGAAAGTGAGTCCATCACCTGAAATTGAGTGGGAGGATAAACTGGTAGGCGTTCGCTCCGGCAACCCAAGAACAGTACGCGTGCCGAAAGGTTATGATGTAGGCTTCGCGCCTTATAACTTTGAGCGGTTAACTCAATCTCGCGATGTTGATGTGGACAAGTTGTTATTGCAAAAAATGACAAATGCCGAGCCGCATTTAGCGAGCCTGTTAATTGATGACGTATTGAAGAACCCAAAAGCCATGGTGTTATTAAACGGCGCGATGAAAGAAATGGTCGATACAGTCAGCCAGCAAAAAGTTGCACGTGGCAATATGAAGTATGTGGGGACAATTCCTGAACCGGTATTAACTAAACTAGATAATTTAGAAAAAGCCCCGCAGAGTGCGGTAATCGCCGTGCGTGATGAAGATGTGCTGCATGCATTACGTGATACCAAACAAGCAAAAGGCATCAGTTTGCCTGTGGAGTTTTGGGAACAGTTACCTGAAAAACTGAGAAACCCAAAGGCAATTTTACTTCAATCGAAAGAACAACAACGCAATAAAAATGCGGGCGACGCGTTGTTATTTATCTATGAAACAGAGAAAGGCAAAGTCGCGGTTAAGATGGACTATGAAGTAAAAATCAAGGATGAATTGAGTGGTAAAAAACTGGCTCGTAAATTGAATATTGTGAGAACGGCAAGCGTGATTGAAGATTTTACCCAGCTTGGGGCATTTGAAGTGTTGTATGGTTCGCTGTAATAGTTTGCCTGATTCGAACAGGATAATCAGCCGTCTTTCGACCCTGGACCCTTTCCAGTTGGTAACCCCTATTACAGCGTATAACCTTTTGCGGTGGTTTGCCTGATTCGAACAGGATAATGCGGGCTTTCGCCAAGCAACCTTTCCAGTAGGAAACCCCCACCGCAATTTCACTATACGCCCAGGCATTATTTTTATCAAGAGAAAATTATGTTAAAGATTACCATTAACGATAATCAAGCCATTCAGAAATTGACAAGCATTGCAAATCAATTAGAAAAGCCACGTCAGTTGTATGGTTTGCTGGGCGAAACATTGAAAAAAATTCATGATGCCCGCTTTAAAGCAGAGATTGATCCAAAAGGTAATCGCTGGCAAGCGTTATCGCCCCGCACGAAAGCGTTAAAAATGAAACGCGGTAAAAGCACAAAGATTTTACGCCAAGATGGTTACCTATCAGACAGAACCGCGTATAATTACGATAATGACCATGTTGAGTTTGGTAGTGACGCGAAATATGCGCGCCTACATCAATTCGGTGGAAACGCCGGACGTGGTCGTAAAGTAAAAATTCCAGCGCGCCCATGGTTGGGTATCAACGAAAGTGACGGTCAAAAACTTCTGAAAAAATCCACCGCACTTTTACAACGACAAATTGACAAAAATTTAAAGTAAAAGCAAAAAATCAAAATAACGCCACAAATTCGCGCCACAGAGCTTTTATTTAAAATTAATGCAATTTATCGACAGAAAAAATTTAAATCGATTTGAAGCGATTTGAACGCCATTTAAAGCGTTTTAAATTTAAAGATAAAGTGCATTTTAATCCCGCATCAAAAATCCCTCTTTTATTCTTTCAACCACTTTAAAATTCAAGTCCGCATTTTTTCTCTATGCTAGCGGTATTCAAACGAGGATACCTTATGCAATTAATTGAGATTTTCAAAGCGGGCAAACGCACTGATGCAAATGGCTTAGAAGTGGAAATTACCACAGAAGATTTGCAACAAGCGGTCAATGCCTACAACGTAAACTTTCATGAGTCCCCGGCTGTAATTGGCCATCCTAAACACAACGCCCCAGCGTATGGTTGGGTAAAGCGCCTTGAATTAGACGGCGATGTATTAAAAGCCGAATTCGACCAGGTAGACCCTGAGTTTGCCGAAATGGTAGATAAAGGGCGATTTAAAAAAGTCTCATCATCATTTTATTTAGCGGACAGTCCAAACAACCCTTGCCCTGGCAATTTGTATTTGCGCCATGTTGGATTTTTAGGTGCGATGCCGCCAGCGGTAAAAGGACTGCGCAACCCGGAATTTGCTGAAGACGAGCAAGGCGTGGTTGATTTTTCTGATTGGGCAGAAGCCAGCCTTTGGCGTCGCTTGCGTGATTGGTTTATTGGCGCGCACGGCCAGGAAGAGGCCGATAAAGCCATCCCGGACTATCTCGTATTAAGCGTGCAAGAAGAGTCCATCCGAAACGAATATAGACGTATCAACCAAGCGGAAGTCGGCTCGCCTATTCCTAGTTTTAACGAACCCACTTTAGAACAACCTTCAGAACCACAAGGAGAACCTGAAATGACCCCTGAAGAAATTGAACAGCTCAAGGCAGAAAACCAACAGTTGAAAGCCGAAAAAGCTGAAGCAGCACTTAACCAAGCCAAAGCCGACAATGCCGACTTTGCCGAGGGTTTAGTAAAAGCGGGCAAATTAGCCCCGGTGGCAAAACAACAGGCCATTGATTTATTAAATCTCGGTTCAACAACTGCAGCTGGCGGTGTGGTTGAATTCGGTGAGGGTGAAAGCCTACACGGAAAAATCAAGGCGTTTTTAGAAGCGCAGCCCGCTATCGTTGAATTTAACGAAGTGGCTACCAAAGAAAATGCCACAACCGCAGAAGACGGCACGGTGGAATACGCCGAAGGCACAAGCGCTGAGTCCATTGATATGGACAAGAAAGTCCGCGCTTATATGAAAGAACACAATGTGGGCTACACAACCGCATTTAACGCAATCACTCAATAAGGAGCAAATGCATGACTGATTTATCAAAACAACGCGTAGTTGACCCGGTATTAACGGCGCTCGCACAAGGTTATTACAACGGCAACATGATTTCTGAAGTGTTGTTCCCTATCGCTGAAACGCAAAAAGAAGGTGGCAAAATCCCTACATTCGGTCGCTTAGCGTTCCGTTTACAAACCACCAAACGCGAGCTTCGTGCGGCATCAAATCGTTTAACGCCGGAAGATATTGGTTCATTGACTGTTGTTTTAGAAGAAAACGACATCGAATATCCAATCGACATCCGCGAAGTGAATGAAACCGAAGGTGTTTATCCATTACGCCAATATGCAACCGGTGTGACACAAGATGTCATCGCACTCGGTCGTGAAAAAGCTTGTGCGGACTTAGCTTTAAACGAAGCAAATTACGAAACCACAAACAAAGTGACCTTAAGCGGCACGTCTCAATTTACCGACCCTAATTCAGACCCTATTGGTGTGATTAAAACCGGTATTCGTGCAATTAAACGCACCACTGGCCGTAAACCAAACGTTTGTGCAATTTCCGGTGACGTGTGGGAAGTGTTAAGCGAACACCCGAAAGTATTAGAAAAAATCAAATACGTGGCGACTGCCGTATTAACACCGGAAGACTTTGCAAAATTAATCAAAGTAGATCGCGTTGTTGTGGGTGAAGCGGTGCATGAACAAGCTGGCGAATTAAAAGATATTTGGTCGAAAGCGATTGTGTTGGCTTATGTTGCGCCGGCATCAAAAGAGCAAAAACAAAATATCTACGAACCATCATTTGGTTATACCGTGCGCCGCAAAAACGGCTTATATGTAGATACTTACACCGAAGTGGGTGGCAAAGTTGAAATCGTTCGCACGACCGATATCAATAAACCATACATCGTAGGTAAATCTGCTGGTTACTTAATCAAAGGTTGTATTTAACCCCAATTTGAACCGCATTTAAACGCGATTTAAGTGCGGTTTAATTTCAACTTATTTTAAGGGTGAATTATGTCAGATAAACAAAAAACAGCATTTTTGGTCGCAGCAGCGATGGCAATTTTACACAACGGCAAGCGATATGAGCAAAACGATGTCATTGAGCTTACCGAAGAAGAAGCCGACAAGCTCGCGATTTACATTACGCCGGCTGAAACTAACGGCGAGCAACGCGCACAAGCTGAACAAACAGCTAGCGATGAATTAACCGCAGCTGAACAGGTTGAAAGCGATGCAGAAGAAGCGGCCGCTGAAACTGCAGCGGAAGAGTCAGGCGAAGAAGCGGGCGAAACCACAAAATCAAGCAAAGGTAAAAACAAGTAATGTATATCACGGCACAAGATTTAGAAGATGTAATGAGCGAAAGTACGCTAATCGCCCTATCAAATGATACATCACGCGCAACTACCGCAAATCAGATGACATTGGATAAGGCTTGCGAATACGCCACGGAAACCGTGGACGGCTATTTGCGCTCGCGTTACGTCTTGCCATTAAATCAAGTGCCGACCTTGGTGCGCAATATTTGTTTACAAATCGCACGTCATTGGTTGTATTCCCGACGCCCTGACGGTAAAGGATTTCCGGACAATGTTCGCGAAACCCACGCACAAGCCTTGAAAGACCTGGAACGGATTCAAAACGGCAAACTGCATCTCGGACTAACGGAAATCGGGAGTGCGGCCGATGACAACTACCCAACCGCGCTGAAATTCAACACTCGCGCGCCACAGAAGCTCGATTTAACAGGATATTAATATGAGTGCAACGCTGCCGATTTTAGAAAGCATACAGCAACGGATAGCCGATAAAACGGACAAGTTCAGCATTGAGTTATTTCCTGACGATTTGGAGCACTACAATCTCACAGACGAATTCGGTGCTGTTTTGGTGCAATACGCCGGGTCGAAGTTTGAAAGCATCGACAGTGTGGATGTCATCCAGCAACGCCGAGTGGTTATGGTTGCGCTTACTGTGATTGCTCGAAGTCAGCATGACGACCACGGGGCAATCGAAATGTTAGACCAGCTCCGCTTGGCAATAGTTGGATTTAGACCAACTAACTGCACAGCGTGTAGTTTAGTGAGTGAAGAGTTTGGCGGCGAGTCAGACGGTCTTTGGCAGTATCAGCTTTTAGTGCAGACCGAAACATGGCAAGTGGAGCTTTGCGAACCAAGCGATTTACCTAAATTTACCACCGCACGCTATCGCCGTGCGGATAAACATAATCCCAAACAACCATAGGAGAAAATTATGGCATTCCATCACGGGACGAAAACAATTCGCGTAGCAGGTGGTTCTGTTGCGGTGGAAACTGTCGACGGTGCAATTATTGGTATCGTTGGTACAGCACCTATCGGCGCGGTGAATGAATTGACAGTGTGTCAAACGACCAAAGATTTTTCAAAATTTGGCGTAATCTTAGGCAAGGGCTTCACGCTTCCTGACGCGTTTGATGTTTTATCTCGCTATTCAGCGGGCAAAGTGTATGTGGTCAATGTTTTAGACCCAGCAAAACACAAAACAAGCATTACCGATGAGGTATTAACGCAAGACGATAATACCTTGCGCGCGAAAACCAAGCATCCTGGTCTTTTAAATTTAACCTTAACCGCAGGCCGCACTTTAACTGAAGGTAGCGATTATGCAGTAGATTTGCAAACGGGTGAAATTACTCTAAAAGCAAAACACGAAACATTAAAAGCGACTTATGAATACGCCGACCCAACAAAAGTGACGGAAGACGACATCAAAGGTGGTATTGATTCTGCAACCGGCAAACGCAAAGGATTTGAGTTATTGCGCGACGGCTTTAACTTATACGGTGCTGATGCGAAGATTTTAATCTGTCCTGAGTTTGATAAGACAGCAAGCTGTGCGGCTGCTTTAACAACGCTCGCAGAACAGCTGAAAGCGGTGGCTTATGTGCAATTACCAAAAGGCACAAGTCTTTCTGATGCAATCAAAGGCCGAGGCCCATTGGGTACAATCAACGCGTCTGCAAGCACTGAGCGCGCGCGCCACTTCTTCCCTTATGCTATTGGGTCAAGCAATACGTTGGAAAGCCTTGCGGTGCATGCGGCTGGCTTGCGAATGAAAACCGATACCGAAAACGGGTACTGGTTCTCTACATCAAACCGCCCATTGCAAGGGGTGATTGGCATGGAAATTCCTCTGACTGCGCGTGTTGATGATGAGCAATCAGAGACCAACCAGTTAAATGCGGTGGGTATTACAACCATTTTCAATAGCTTCGGTACAGGTTTCAGATTATGGGGTAACCGCTCATCAAATTATCCGACCGTAACGCATATCATCAACTTTGAAACCGCGCTTCGCACCGGTGACTTAATTGATGAAAGCATCCGCCGCACAGAGTTGCAATTTATTGACCGTCCAATCGACGATGCATTAATTGACAGCTTGCTTGAAACGGTAGATACCTATTTGCGTGCGCTTCCGAGTATTGTGGGCTACAGCGTAAGTCTTGATTATGACACTGATTTAGTTGATGAATTCAGTAAAGGTCACGTGCCGTTAGTTTATGACTACACCCCTAAACTTCCAGCGGAGTTGATTTCTAACAAGTCCGTCATGACCCGTAAATACTTAGTGAATTTAGTTTCACAACGCTAAGGAGTAAAAACCGATGAGTATTTCTATTAATCAAATCGTCAACGGCAACGTGTATATTAACGGCAACAGTCAAATGGGACGCGCGAACGAAGTAAAAATCCCAGACGTTGAGTTTGAAAAGGTTTCCCATAAAGGCCTTGGTCTACATGGTGAAATTAAACTTCCGGCCGGTACGAACGCTATCGAAGCTGAAATTACCTGGGATAGCTTTTATCCGGAAGTGCGAGCGTTGTTGTTGAACCCTTATAAAAATTCACAGCTAATGATCCGCTCAAACCTCCAGGTGTTTGACTCACGCGGGTTGGCCGCTGAAGAGCCGATGGTGACCATTATGAATGTGTCAGCCAGCAAAATTGGTGGTACGGCGCAGAAAAATAAAGAGAATTCAGAGTTTGGTGATACGGTAGATGTTTATTCAATCAAACAGACCGTGGCCGGCAAAGAGATCTTATTTATTGATGTGCTTGCAAATATCTACCGTGTAAACGGTCAAGATGTGTTGCAAAAATACCGCACTAATATCGGTCAATAAAGGTGTGAAAACCTTTAAATCTATTTAAAATCATTCAACCGGTTAAAGTTGTATTCTCCTTTGTGAAGTTAAACAAATCGACTCACAAAGGAGTTTTTTTATGTCTGAAACCATTCTTAAATTAGAGTTCCCATTCCCTGACGGGCAAGGAAACACCATAACCGAGTTAAAAATTCGCCGTCCTAAAGTACGTGATATCCGCAAAATGACAGGTAAAACCGAAACCGAAATGGCGGTAAGTTTGCTTGCAATCGTCACAGGTTTAGTGCCTGAAGATATTGACGAGCTTGATATTGCAGACTTCCAAGCAGCATCAAAAATTGTTGAGAAAATGCAAAAGGGAAAGTAACCGCGGAAAGCCTTAATGCAGCCCTGGCAGACTTGGCCTTTTGGTTTGGTTTCCAGCCAAGCGAGCTGGAAGAAATGACGCTTGATGATGTTGAACGTTGGATTATTCAAGCGGAGCGGCAGATTAAAGCTGGGTACACAAAAGCCGCTGTTTAAGCGGCTTTTTATTTAGTGTTTAAATAGGGTTTGAAGCGTGGCGAATAAGCCAAAAAGCGAGATGATAATTACTCTACACGAAAACATTACCAGGAATCCAGCCAATGTCCACGGTAGGGCAAACAAAAAAGCAGATACGCAAACGGAAACCCATGAGAGCGAGTTACTTTCTGAATAAAAAACTAAAAAATGATAAAGGCTGCCGAGATAGCTTAAAACAAGGGCGAGCAATAAAACAGCCTGTGTGTTTTCTACCCATTTTTCTCTTGTCATTTCTTCCTCCTTATTAATTAAACGGGACTATAAAACATGTCAAACAATCTAGCAATAGGATTAGTCATTACAGCCGGCGTGACAGGTGCGGTTAAGGGCATCCGTTCTGTTTGCAATAGTTTTAAAATATTGCAAGACCAAAGCCTTAGCACGTCTAAAAAGATGGGGGCGCTAGCTAAAACAGGAGTGGCAGGGTTTGGAGCACTAGCATCATCCGTCACAGCCACTATGGGGACTATTCGCGGGTTGGCCGACCCCGCAATTAAGTTTGAAAGCGCGATGGCTGATGTTAAAAAGGTCGTAAACTTTGACACTCCAGCTCAATTTAAAGAGATGGGCGACGATATTCTTAAACTAACCCGCACAATCCCTATGGCTGGGGAAGAAATTGCCGCTATCGTTGCAGCTGGCGGTCAATCTGGCGTGGCGCGGGAAAATCTACTCGGATATGCTAAGGACGCGGCCACAATGGGAGTGGCGTTTGATATGGCGGCTGGTGATGCGGGTGAAGCGATGGCGACCATGGCTAACGTGCTAGGCAAGCCAATTACAGAGATGGCGCAATTTGGGGACGTAATTAACCACCTATCAGATAATGCCAACTCGAAAGCGAAAGATATTGTAAATGTTATCACGCGGGTGGGTTCTGATACACGAATGCTTGGGCTTACCGAAAAGCAATCCGCTGCGCTAGGATCTACCTTCCTTTCAATGGGTAAAGCACCTGAGCTTGCAGCGCAAGCAGTGAAAGGTATGTCGTCATCATTTTTACAACTTAAAGCTGGTGAGCATGCGAAAGAGTTGAAGCAGCTAGGATTTACGACAAAAAGCTTCGCCGCTGCGATGAATAAAGATGCGCAAGGGGCGATTTCTTCTTTCATCGAAAAGGTGAAGCAGATGCCGAAAGATAAACAATATCCGCTTCTTTCCAAGATATTTGGTAAACAATATGCCGACGATGTATTGTTACTCGCACAAAACACCGGGGAATACAACCGCCAGTTAGGTTTATTGCAAGAAACCGATGAGCAAGGGAATTTAAAATATATCGGATCAATGCAGCGCGAGTTTGAGAACCGTAGTAGTACAGCAGAAAACAAGCTCACCAAGCTAAAAAGCAGTATTTCGGAATTGGCTACCAAAATTGGATCAGAATTTTTGCCGGTGATTTCTTCATTTGTGGAAAATATCACACCAGTCATTTATAGCATCACAAAATGGGTGGAAACCAACCCTCAAATTATGGAATGGGTATTAACGATTGGCGGTGGTGTTGCAGCGGTTGTGGGTGGCTTATTAACGCTTCACTCTGCATTTTCTTTTGTGGCAGCCGGGTTATTGCCGTTTATTAAGGCGGGAAAATTCCTGGGCGGCTTCTTAGGGAAATTTTTATTTTCAGCAATCAGCAAACTGTCACTTGGGATTGGCTATTTAATGGGCTACGTGATAAAAGGCGCAATGATGTTTGGAAAAGCGATCTTGATGATGAGCCGTGCATTGCTTACCAATCCAATCGGGTTAATCATTACGGGGATTGCGGTTGCCGCGTATTTAATTTATGAAAATTGGGCTAAAGTTGGGCCATGGTTCTCTGAATTATGGAGTAAAGTTTCCGGGGTGTTTTCTAACGCCTGGAACGGCATCACAAATTTCTGCTCAACAGCCTGGACAAATATCAGCAATTTCTTTACATCCGGCATCGGAAATATCACATCGACCATTCTAAGCTGGTCGCCTTTGGCTTTATTTCAACAAGTCTTTTCTTCTGTGCTTTCCTGGTTCGGAATTGATGTGCCGGCGAAATTTATGGATTTTGGCCGAAATATGATAGACGGATTAGTGAACGGTATTAAAAACGCCTGGGAAGAAGCGAAAAAGATTGTTTCCGATTTAGGTGACGGCATTAAGGGGTGGTTTGCTGATAAGCTTGGTATTCATTCGCCAAGCCGAGTGTTTAAAGGCTATGGTGTGAATGTTGTAGAGGGGTTGGCGATTGGGATGGATAAATCAACATCCATCGCAGAAGCGGCGTCAGATAACCTTGCGGGGGCTGTGGGGTTAAATGGTGTGACCCATAACACAGGCGTTCTTACCAATTATCAGCCACTCAATCGTGCGGACGTCATGCCACAAGCCGCTGGGGCTGCCAATAGTGTGGTGGTGAATTTTAACCCGACAATCAATGTCAATGGCGGTTCAAATGGTGACGGAAACGGCGTTTTAAACCAGGTTCAACAAGGCTTAAAGATGAGTTTAAACGAGTTTGAAATGATGATGAAGCGCGTGTTAGACCAACAACAACGGAGAGCATATTAATGTATTTTATGTTAGGAAGTGTGGCGTTTGAGCCTGTTGATTTAACTGACTTCAACGAAACCCATGCAGCAGATTTCGCAGAGCATGCGGTCTTAAAAGGAAAACCCCGCTTGCAAGCTATGGGCGAGAAGCTCACAGAGCTTAATTTTGCTATTCGCTTACATCATACGCTTGGCGGTGTTGAGCGCCGCTACCAGGAATTGTTAGGGGCGAAATCAAAACAAGCCGCGCTGCCATTAATTATTGGTCGCGGGAAGTATAAGGGTAATTTTGTGATCACCGATATTTCATCTGTCACCTTGTTTACAGATAAGTTCGGGAACGCGCTATGTCGCGAGATGAATATTAACTTGCGGGAATTTGTAGGCGATATTGAAGACAACCCTTTAGGCGCTGCATTAAATATTGGTGGCAACTCCTTGCTCGGATCTATTTTGCCAGCTGGTGCAGTAAAAGCGTTATCCCAGGTTAAAGAAACCGTGCAAAAAGGAGCGGAGTTATTTAACCAAGGACGACAAATTATTGACAGCGTTAGAGATACCGTGGCAGTTGTTCGGCAGCTATATGATGACCCAGCTGCTGCGTTGGCATATTTACCTGGTATTTTAAAAAATCTTGACGGGGCGATTGGTAATTTTGGTGAGCTTACCGGGATGAGAGATTTGCTTGAAGGCGTACATAAAGTGCTGCCAGCAGCGAGCGATTTAGCCAGGGAAAGTGCGGGGATTTATGAAGATTTAATGTCTATGAAAGATAGCCTAACGCGAGGAAAACAATCCGGTGGAGCGGATTGGAATAACTGGTTTAAGCCCGCTGATAGTGCGATGGATGACATTAATGAGCGGATTTATAACGCAGTAGCACCTGTGGCAGAAATGACCGCCTGGGTCGTTTTACGCAAAGATGAGGACGTAATTGATGATACAACAGACCGTACTTAAACATACCGTAAAACAAGGCGAGCGTTGGGATAACCTTGCCTATTACTACTATGGCAATGCATTGGACTTTGAACGCATTATTAATTCCAACCCGCATATAGGATTATGCGAAGTGCTGCCAACAGGTGCGACGGTTTATATCCCGGTGCTAAATATTAAGCCTACAAATAATGAATCAATGCCGCCATGGTTGAGAGGTAATAATGAATAGTAACGTGCCAACCCCTGACTTTTCCATTTTATACGAAAAGACCAATATTACCGCTGATATTGAGCCGCACTTAATTGAGCTGGCGTACACCGATAATCTTGAGGGCGAGTCGGATGAGCTGACGCTAACGTTTGAGGATATTAGCGGGAAATGGGTGCGCCAGTGGTATCCAACACAAGGGGATAAATTAAAGGCGGCTATTGGTTACAAAGGGACTATGCTGGCTGATATTGGGGCGTTTGAAATTGACGAGGTGGAATATTACTACCGACCTTCATATATTCAAATCAAGGCGTTGAGTACAGGTGTTGGAAAGGCAAATCGCACGTTAATGCCTAAAGCCTATGAAAACACAACGCTCAAGCAAATAGTGGGCATAATTGCAGAAAAGTTAAAGTTAAAAGTGGTCGGGACAATTAAGCCCATTCCGGTTAAGCGCGTGACGCAATATCAAGAGCGCGATGTTGAGTTTTTGGCAAGATTGGCAAGAGAATATCATCACAGCTTTAAGATAGTGGGTGATCAGCTTGTGTTCACGGATAAAGACGAGCTAGGCAAAGAAGAAGCCGTGGCGGCGCTTGAAGAGCGAGATACGATATCGATTACCTTGCGAGATAGAATCAAGGATACGGCCAAGGAAGTTGATGTGAGTGGATATGATGCTGCCGGGAAAAAAGTCATCAAGAAGCGTAAAAAAGCAAAGCCGCTACGCGAAAAGATGAAACAAGCCCAGGCTGCAAGCGGGGACACGTTGAAGATTGTCACCCGTGGGGAAACTCAGGAGCAGATTGATGCGCGTGCCGATGCCGCGTTGGCCGAACAAAACGACGACCAAACAGCAGGAAATATCACGCTGGTCGGCAATCCTAAGCTCGTGGCCGGCAGCACAATATTACTGCGCAACCTTGGCATTTTTAGTGGGAAATATTTAATAAAATCATCCCGGCATAGTATTACCCGTGGTGGCGGCTATACCACAAGTATTGATGTGCGCATGCTAGAGTTTATCCCGGATGATTTGCTTAGCACAGGCGCACTAACGGAAAATCAAGCGGGGGAATAAATGAAAACGCATGACTTTGGGGCGACTTATCAAGAAGGCATTATTTCAGCAGTTGATGCCGCGAACCATAAAGTGCGGTGCAAAATCCCCGCACTTGAAGATTTAGAAACAGCCTGGTTGTCTTATTTAACGCCTAATGCTGGCGGCAATCAGTTTTATTGTCTGCCTGATGAGGGCGAATTGGTGGCATTGTTACTTGATGCGCGCGGGGAAGGTGGCTGTGTGTTGGGAGCAATTTACAACGAGAAAGACACCACTCCGGCGAATGATAACAACATGTGGGTGAAAAAGTTCACAAACGGGACGGTGATTTCGCACAATCGTAAAAGTGGCGAGATTAATATCAACACAAGCGGCAGCGTTACCGTAACAGCGGGTAGCGGTGTAACAATCAATGCTGATGCGTCAATTAATGGAAAACTAGCCGTGTCGGGGAAAATCACGTCCAGCACTGAAGTATCTGCGCCAAAAGTTAAACAAGGCTCTATTGAGCTTGGCTCTCACAAACACCCAGGCGACTCCGGCGGTAAAACAGGCCTTCCGGAATAGCTCACTTCTTTAAATCGCTTTAAAAGCACTCTTCAGCATAGCCTTGTATCATCAAGGCTATGAACACACAAAGCACCCTTATCACAACACACTGGCAGCTTGCACCTAACATTGAAAATCAAGTTGTGCAAGGTATTGATGACATCCATCAATGCATTGGCCACATCCTTTCAACAATGAAAGGAACGGATGTGTTGCGACCTGAATTTGGCAGTGATCACTTTCAATATATAGACCAACCGGAAGATATTGCAATTCCAAACATCGTGCGCGAGGTTACGTTAGCACTTCAGCGTTGGGAAAAAAGAATCAATGTCGACTCAGTTAATGTAGAAGGGACTGCCCCGCACTTTGAATTTTTAATTTTTTGGTCACTTACAGAAGACGTGCATCGTGAAATTTACGCCACGAGGATTACCGGATGAATAGAAATGAAGTGAAAGTCGTAGACGACAATGTTGAGAGCATTTTAACTGAAGCGATTTCTCAGTATGAAAAACGCACCGGGAAAATCTTACAACCAGCGCACATTGAGCGTTTGCTTATTAATGTTTATGCCATGCGTGAAAGCCTGGCGAGACAAGGCATTAATGAAGCGTTTCGTCAAACATTCCCGCAATTTGCCACCGGCCTTGCGTTGGATTTATGCGGTGAAACGTTTGGCTGTTATAGATTACTCGAACGCCCGGCGCGCACCATTTTGCGTTTTAGCATTAACGGTGAGCATCCATCTGTGGTTATCCCAAAAGGCACGCGTGTTTCGGTCACTGATGACATTGAATTTGTCACGCTAAATGATGATGTGATTACCCCGCTTATTTCGTATGTTGAAATTGAGGCGGCTTGTAACAAGCCAGGCACGGTGGGTAACGGTTGGGAGCGTGGCCGAATAAAAACACTTAAAAGTGAAATAAACTTCGCTGGCGAAATAGCTGTCACTAACATTGATGTGCCAAGTGGTGGGTTGTTGCGCGAAGAAGATGATCCATACCGAGCACGAATTCTTGCTGCGCCGGAAGCGTTTACCAGTTGTGGTTCAATCGCCGCGTACGATTATCACACCCGCGCCGTGTCTCAAGATATTGCGGATGTTAATGTATCAAACCCGCGTGGCGGGCTTGTGCGAATCACCGTCCTAACTAAAACAGGGCTGCCTGACAGTCGTCTTTTAAATGATGTAAAAGAATATGTCAGTCCTGAGCGCCGCCGCCCGTTATGCGATACGGTGGAGGTTATTGCGCCAACAAAACGAGATTATCAAATCACTGCGATATTGACATTACTTGATGGTTATCGTGAAGACGTGGTTAAGGCTAAGGCGCGTGATGCGTTGCAGCTCTACCTGTCGGACAAAACGAAAAAACTAGGAGTTGATGTTGTGCCGTCTGCAATTATTAGCGCACTACGAGTTGAAGGCGTGTATGACGTTAATTTAACTGCACCGGCAAAAATTGTAGTCGGTGAAACGGAATGGGCAAATTGCACTGCAATCAATATCAATGCTGCTCCGGAGCGCTCTAATGGCTAATTTAACGTATGCAGATGTAATTGAACGAGAGACTAAATATAAAACGTTGGCTGACCTAAGCCTTGGCATGAATAAGATTGATAACAGCAAGGTAATGACAACGTTGGTCGATTTGATTGATGATAGTTTTATCTCTTTGCTTGCCGAAAAATGGAGTGTGACGGGTTATGACGGGGCGTTTATCGCAGATAGTGATAGCTCTAAACGGAGCTTAATTCGCATCGCGATTGAACTCCATCGATATAAAGGAACGCCGTGGTCAATTCGCGAAGTCTGCCGCCGGTTAGGATTCGGCGAGATTGAGATTGACGAGGGATTAAAAGCACGGACTTATAATCACAAGTTGGTTCAAACCATACCGTTAAGCGATAAATGGGCTTATTACGCTATCAGACTTAATCAGCCAATCACAAATGAACAAGCGGCGCACTTGCGCAAAGTGTTGCGTAATTTTACCCCGGCGAGATGCACGTTAGCCGTGCTGGATTATAAATCAGTGGCGTTCTTATACAACAATAAAGTGCGATATAACGGCACTTATAACCACGGTTCAAACTAGATTTAAAGCTAATTTAAAGGACAGTTATGGCAAATTTAAAAGAACAAGACAAATGGGAAGACGGAGTCTATCAAATTGAAGAAAACGACCCTGTGCTTGGCGGTGAGAATGGCGTTACAAATAGACCCATTAAACAGTTGGCCAACCGCACATCCTGGCTTAAAAAAGCCTTAGGGCTGCTTGAAAAAAAATCAGCGCCGAAAGACTTGACCGCGGATAGCCAAAGTGCGACTCAGGCTGACGGTCATACACACGCGCTTCCAAGCGCTTCAACTACAGCGAAAGGTGTTGTTAAGCTAAACTCAGCGACTGATAGTTCATCAGAAACCGAAGCGGCAACACCTAAAGCAATTAAAAATATAAAAGGGTTAATTGATGCTGTTGTGCGAAATCTTACTAATTACATCCCAAACAGTAAAAAATCT